AGCAAGGCAAAAGCGTGAAGATATGATGGCTGAGCATAATCACAATAAATACTGGACTGAATTCTTTAAAGCAAGAGTTAAAGACTTTGCTTTAGAAACTAATAACGAATTGGTTAAAAGAGCCTACCATCAAATGATTAACGGAAGCAATACCGATTCATTTTATTCAGAAAATAATTTTATAAGCAAATGAAGCACTTAGCAATCAAATCAACAGTTCAACCGGACATCACTTTTAATAGTGTTAAAGAATGGTTTGAATACCTTTTTAAAAATAAATAAAAATCCTGACCGCTACGAACGGACAGGATAGTAATTAACCTAAACTAAAAAACAAAGATACACAATGGAAATCGAAATTAAAAAAACAGTCATAGAAAAAAAGGAAATTCAATTTCCTTGCTATGTAAAAACAAGTGGTATTGACCTTTATTATTATCATATCCGTTCAGAACATGGATGTATTCAGGTATGTGTAAATAGCGGATTACAGATACAAGAGTGCAATCCAAATTTAGCCTTCCATTTGGATTACGAGTTTACCGATAAGGAAACATTTGATACCAAATTCAATGAAGTATTAACCACGATAAAATCTCAAGCATTATAAAATGGAAACAACAGCAGAAATACAAATAACTCAAAACGCATTTACTGATAATGCAGGTTTTGAACAAGCACAACGAATGGCTTTAGCCCTATCAAAAAGTGAGTTAATCCCTAAATCATACCAGGGTAATATACCAAGCACACTAATAGCTTTAGAACTTGCAAAACGTACCGGAGTAAGTCCTATAATGGTAATGCAAAATCTCCACGTAATACAGGGAAGACCATCATGGTCAAGTAGTTTTATTATAGCAGTCATTAACTCTTATAAAAAGTTTTCTATGCCTTTAAATTTTGAATTAAAAGGTGATGGTCAAACAAGAAGCTGCGTTGCATACACAACTGGTATTGATGGACAAAGATATGAAAGTCCTGAGGTTAATATTGCGATGGCGAACGCAGAAGGTTGGATGAATAAAGCAGGTAGCAAATGGAAAACAATGCCTGAGTTAATGCTTCGTTATCGTGCTGCTGCTTTTTTTGGTAGGCTTTATTGCCCTGAGTTATTAATGGGGATGCAATCACAAGATGAAGTTATTGATGTGTATGCTCATGATATAACTAATGAAATTTCCTATGACGATTTAAAGAAGGATTTCGACTCAAAAAAGGAGTTTATTAATCCTAATGACTTAATTCATTGTGAAAGAATAATTGCTAACAAGGAAAGCAATTCATATAAAAAAGTACAAACCATTTTAAATAAAATATAACCCTATGAAAACTATAAACACAAATACAGAACGTATTGGAAACTTCACTTCAAGTGAAATTTACTCTCTTATGGCAAACGGTAAAGCTGCTAATTCACTCGGTAAACCTGCCTTAACATACATTGACGAGTGCAATATGGAAAGAAGATTAAACAGGTCAATTACTGACGATGTAAGTGCAAGACCATTAACATGGGGAAAACTTAATGAATGGACTGCATTTTCTAAACTTGGTATTGAGTACTCACTTACATCACAAGAAACCGATTCGCACCCTGAAATTGACTGTTGGAAAGGTTCAAAAGATGGAATCAAAGAAGATGAAGGTAAAACAGTAATTGATATTAAATGCCCTTTCACTTTGAAATCATTTTGCACAATGGCTGACTGCTCAACTATTGATGACGTTAGAGATAACCACAAGGATGGAGAAAAATATTACTGGCAGTTAGTTTCTAATGCAATAATTAACGATTGCAAACACGCTGAACTGATTATCTATATGCCTTATAAATCAGAATTGCAAGAAATAAGAGACTTAGCAGGACAAGCACCGGAAGATCAACTATACAAGTATTATTGGGTAGTAAACTCTCACGATGAAGAACTACCACACCTTATTGATGGAGGGTATTACAAGAACTTATACGTTATTCGATTTGAGGTCACTGATTTGGCAAAACTTGAACTAACAAATCGTGTGAAACTTGCAAAATCTATGTTAAACGAATTTCACGTTCCCGAAGTAAATATTGAATTACAACCAGTTCATTAACCACATTACGCATAGGATTGTATCACGAATGGGATTTCAAATAATGACCTATGTTAGAATTGCAGGGCTTCGGTCTGTGGGTTTCTTGAATGAACAAGGATGCAATTATTTTTTAAACTTTTAAAACTTTAAACATGGAAGGCGATATATCAAATTTAGATAATTACAACGTTTGCAAATACTGTTTTAAGCCGTTCAAAAACTGGATAAGAGAACATGAATGCGCAATGTGTGAAGAAGGAACTCAAGAAATAGAACACGATTTTGGAGAGGGTAGCAGCTTTGTAAGGTGTAGGTCTTGTAATGGATTAGGATTGTATTATGCCAATGAAACTATGTTTTGTACCGAGGATTGTTTAGTAGATTATATGCAAGACCAATATGAAGAAAATTAAAATTAGATACCGAAAATGCAAGGTTTGTAACGACCAATTTGAAGTTAATCCGTTTCACCCTTTTATTGGTTGGTGTTCTGCTAATTGTGGTTATGACTACCAAGCCATATTAAAAAAGAATAAGGAAGCGAAAGAATGGAGGGATAAGAAAAAGGTAATGGTTGAAAAGCTTTTAACTCATTCCGATTATTTAAAAATGCTTCAAACGGTTTTCAATGCCTATATCAGAAAACGTGATGCTGAACTTCCATGTATTAGTTGCGGAACTCAAAAGAATGTAGAATACGCAGCAGGACATTTCTACCCTACTACATATCAATATCTAAGGTTCAATGAGGATAATGTTCACAAACAATGTAATAAGTCTTGTAACATGATGAAACGAGGCAATCTGTTAGAATACCGACCTGCATTAATAAAGAAGATAGGAATTGAACGTGTTGAACTTTTGGATAATACAAGGCATTATGATTTAAAACTTTCCATTCCCGAATTGAAGGCTCTTATTTCCGAATATAAAATTAAAATTAAAATGTGTAAAGATGAAATTTTGTAAAAAATGTAATTCAGAAAAACCTAAATCGGATTTTAGTAAAAACAAGCTAACAAAAGATGGGTTGTGGTCATTTTGTAAAGTATGTTCATGCCTTATTTCAAAATTATATGTTTCTAAAAATAAAGAAAAGTTAGCATTAAAACGAAAGGGAGTTTATCAACTCAACAAGGATAAAATTAAAATAAAAACAGCGTTAAATAAAGAAAAGCGGTCTACCTACGCAAGAGAAAGGAGTATCCAGTTCCCTGAAATATATAAAAAGTATAGAGAAAACAATTCCGATAAAATAAAATTATACAAAATTGCAAATAAGGAGCGGTTTAAGCCATATATGAAAGTTTATATGCGTGATTACGCAAAAAAAAGAAAATTGATTGACCCGTTATTTAAAATGCAATCATTGTTAAGGACAAGGGTTTATCACGCTTACTCTACTACAAGGTGGAATAAAAACGGAAAAACAGAAACACTTTTAGGGTGTAGTTACGATATCGCAAAACAGCATATTCAAAAATTATTTTCTAAAGGCATGAGTTGGGATAATTATGGAAAATGGCATATAGACCATAAAATTCCTTTAGCATCTGCTAAAACAGAACAAGACCTTGTTTCCCTTTTTCATTATACAAACCTTCAGCCTTTATGGCAAAAAGATAACCTTTCCAAAGGGGATAAAATAATTGAACACCAAACAACCTTAACTATTTAAAAAAAAGAGCAAATTACTATTTACAAACAAAAATTAAAGGAACAAACCCTCTCAAAAGCTGATTAGGGATAGTTATAATGTTTACTTAAAAATTAAATGATGAATAGAGAAATTAAATTTAGGGCATTGTGTGATTATGATGACACAAATGGTATGGTGTATTTTGAACCAGCTAAATGTGATAACGGAGTGTTTTGTATGCCGATCCAGAATAACATAAGCCACATAGATGAATACTTATCTCCATTAATGCAATTCACAGGCTTAGAAGATGC